AGACGGCTGAAACCCGGGCACAGCGACAGCAAGGCATAGGCGGGAGGCTGGCCGTTGAACAACCGCTGGCGACCCTGTCTCAAGTTGATACGGCCGCCGCGGCCGCCGCCAAGAAGGCAGAGGAAGACAGGGCGCGCGGGAGATACGGAGTGAAGGAGACGAGCGTGACTGGTCCGCTCGGACTTTCCGGGCCGGCCCCGACGAGATACAAAACGCTACTTGGAGCCTGAGATGGCCGCGGAGATCGAAGACATACTGGCTCAACATCGCGCCATGGTGTCGGTGCGCGATCTGTGGATTACGCGCTGGCAGGACATCGCCGACTACATCCATCCACGCCGCGCCCAGTTCACGGGGACAACAACGCCTGGCGCCAAACGAACCAGCAAGCTGTTCGATAGCACGGCCATCAATGCCAACGAGGACCTCTCGTCCGCGATGGGCGGAACCCTGACGTCGAAGGCCAATAAATGGTTCACCCTGCGTATGAGGAACGAGGGGCTCCAGGAATTTGATGACACGAAGAAATGGCTGGAGTTGTGCGGGTTGCGAATGATGGCGGCCTTCGAGCAATCTAATTTTTACAGCGAAATATCCGAGGTCTTCTTAGACCTCCCATCTTTCGCCACGGCTTGCCTGCTCGCCGAGGAACGGCCAATCGGTAGCGGTGACACATTCGAGATCGCGCCGACAATGGATGAGGAGGCTGGGCTCAATACCTTCGAGGGATTCGTCTTCCGCTCCTACCCTCTCTCCGAGTTCGTGATCTCCGAGGGCGTCGAGGGCGAGGTCGATACGGTCTTCCGCTCTTTCAGCCTCACGCCGGTGGTCGCAGAAAAGAGATGGGGCAAGGACGCGCTTTCGGAGCCAGTCCAGAAGTCCCTTCCAGAAAAAACTCGATACTCGCCGTTCAAAGTTCTCCACGCGGTCTACCCAAGGTCCGAGCCCAAGGGGGAAGAAAAACCGTGGGCGAGCGTCTATATCGATCACTCGGCCAGCCACATCATCGCGGAGGGTGGATACGAGGAGTTCCCGTACATGGTGCCCCGGTGGTCCAAATCCTCGGGCGAAATTTACGGTCGCGGGCCGGGACTCACAGCTCTCCCAGACATCAAGACACTGAACAAGGCCGAGGAGCTCCAGCTCAAAGCCTGGGCCCGGGATGTCTTTCCGCCAATTGGTGTGATCGACGACGGCGTGGTGGGCACCGTCAGGCTCACCCCGGGCGCGCAGACGTCTGTGAGATCGAAGGATTCAATCTTCCCCATCACGACAGGGGCTAGGTGGGACGTATCGCAGATCAAGGGCGAGGAGAAGCGTTCCAGCATCCGAAAGATTTTTTTCAACGATCAGCTACAATTCCAAAACACCCAGCAGATGACGGCCACGGAGTCGGACCATCGCTTCGACCTCATGCAAAGACTCCTTGGGCCGACGGCCGGCAGGATAGAGTCCGAGCTACTCACGCCACTGATCGACCGGACGTTTGCAATCATGCTCCGGGCGGGAGCCTTTCCACCGACACCAGAATCCATCGTTATGAACTCCGAGGGTGGGGACATCCAGATAGATGTGGAGTACGAGGGTCCCCTCGCGCGCGCCCAGAGGCTCCGCGACCTGACGGCGTTCCAAAGATTCCAGGAGGGTATATCGGGCCTGGTCGAGCGGGAGCCATCGCTCATGGACCTCATTGACGGGGATGAAGCTGTAAAGACCATCGCCGATGTTGTCGGCGTCCCGAAGCGCATCCTCCGGGACCCTAGAGAGGTAGCCAGAATCAGGGCCGAGAGAGCCCAGAGAGCCCAGGAGGAGGCGAAAAAGCAGGACGTGGAGAGACAGGCCGAGGCCGCCGGAAAAGCCGCGCCCGCTCTCAAGATCGCCTCTGAACAGGGATTACTTGGACCGGCTCCGGGACCAGAGGGGGAAGGGGGGTTTGGCGAGAGCCCGGGCATCGGGGAGGACATGGCTACCCCCGGCGGGGATGAAGAATTTTGAATCAACAAGAGCTGTGGGCGAGAGCGAGAGACTATACCTCCACTTTTCTGGGGGGGGCCGGTGAGAAGGTGCTTCGGGACCTCGAGGAGAGGTTCTCTAACCGATCTTCATTCGTCCCCGGTGACCCGTATCATACTTCCATCAAGGAGGGACACCGAGAGGTGTATCTCCACATCCAGACGATGATGAGACTCGGGATTGGCCCGGAGCCAGAGGATGAGCCAGACATCTTGGAGGACACCGAATCCCACGCGATAGAGGGAGCCTGACCATGGCGGTTGAGGAAAAAGATGTGGAGATCGTTGAGACCCAGGAGGCCGCAGAGCCCACGACGCTCCTCGCTGGAGAGGACGCTGGAAGTGTCGAGGCGCCAGAGTCGGCCGCCTCGGAAGATCGGCCATACGGGAAGTTCGACGACGCGGCGGGCCTGCTGAGGGGATACGAGGAGCTCGAATCTCTCCAGGGGGGGTCTGTGCGGATTCCCGGCGAGGATTCAACGCCGGAGGAGATCGAGAAATTCAATGGCCGCATGAGACCCGAAAAGCCAGATGGCTATGTGCTGGAGCGTCCAGAGGATATGCCGGAGGGACTTGAGTACAACGAAGGCTTCGCGCGGAACTTCGCCGAGGCCGCCCACGCGCAAGGTCTTTCCAAGCGCCAGGTCGATGGCCTCCACAAGTGGTGGAACACCGCGCAGGCCGAAACATACGAATCCAATTTACACGAGGCGAACGACGCTGAAAAGGGCCTCAAGGCAGAGCTCGGCGTGAAGTATCCCGAGACCATCGCGCACGCCAAGCGGGTGGTAGCCGGCATCGAGGACGGCGAGGTCAGGGATGCCTTCCTCAAGACAGCCCTGGGGAACCATCCGGGCATGATCAAGTTCCTGGCAGGCGTCGGCGCTCGCATGGGTGAAGGGGCAACCATCCAGGGAGAGGGAGCGACCAGAAGCGGTGCGTCTAAGGAGGAGGTCGCGGGCAAGATCAAGGAAATTTATGCCGACCCCAAGCACGCATATCACGGCAACTCGACGACCGATGGGCATCGAGAGGCCGTCGCGGAGATGACGAAGCTAAACGTGGAGCTCGCGGCCATCAACACGGCCGAGGAGCAAGCCAGCAGAGCATTGTAAGAGATTTTCCAGGGGAACCCCAATGGGGTCCTGGTGCTGATGGGCAAGCCATCCGATTACGCCTCGTAAGGGCGCAGGAATGGGTCCGTGTGATCGGGCAACCCTCCGACTGGGAATCGTTGAAGTACACATACCAGGAGTACAGAGGGGGTAATCCGAAATGAGTACGTCAGTAGACATCGCTTTTGTTCAGCAATTCAACGCGAACGTCTTGCACCTCGCCCAGCAGAAGGGATCGCGCTTGCGCGACAAGGTGAGGGTCAAGACCGACATCGTGGGGAAGTCATCTCACTTCGAGCGCCTGGCGTCCGGGTCGATGTTCAAGCGGACATCTCGGCACCAGGACACACAGATCGGAAACCTGGCCCATTCGAGGCGCAGGGTAACCCTGGACGACTACGAACGGGGAGAGCTGATCGACGAGGAAGATGACTTCAAAATGCTCATCGACCCGGACAACGAGTACGCAATCGCTCTCGGCAATGCGGCCGGCCGGCAGATCGATGACGTGATCATCACCGCGGCGACCGCGGCCTCGACCAACGTGGCGGCCGACGACACGACCTCCACCACGGCGCTACCGTCAACGCAGATGATCACGGCTGGGGGCACAGGTCTCACCCTGGCGAAGATTATCAGTGCCGCGAAAATCCTGAATCAAGCCGACGTGCCCGACGAGGATCGCGTGTTCGTTTACAACGGCGCCAGCCTTGAGGACCTGCTGAATGACAGCACCATCACCAGCGCGGACTACAACACCGTCAGACTGCTGATGCAGGGCGCGGTGGACACGTTCATGGGATTCTCATGGGTCCGGTCAGAGCGGCTGATCACCGACGGCACGAACAGGCAGAACCTCGCCTACCATCGAAACGCGATTGGTCTCGCCATTGGCAAGGAGGTCTCGACCGCCTTCGACAAGCGGCCTGACAAAAGCAACGCGATGCAGGTCCTGGTGAAGCTGTCCATCGGTGCTGTCCGCATCGAGGAAACGCCTGTCGTTTCGATCAAGGTCGTTGAGTAATCAGAAACAGCTAACCGAGTAATCGGAAGGAGCTCGAAAGATGGCGGCATTTACGGGAACACCAGTGAATAGTGACCTGATGGCAGACCAGAAGGACGCGGACAGCACGGGCGCGAGAGCTGATTCACTCGCGACTTCGGCTGGGGTCCACGCGGCCTATGCGGAGTACACCCACTCCTCGACGGCGGGAACCGGCACGGGGGCGATTGATATGTTTCGACTCCCCGCTGGCCGGCTCAGAATCTTGTGCGATCAGAGCCGTGTCGTGACGAGCGCGTTTGCCTCCAACGCCGACCTGCATATCGGCTATCGCGCCCACACCGATCTGGATGGAGATGCGGTGGTGGAGGACGATAATGCCTTTTCGGACAACCTGGATGCCGGCGGTGGCGCCCTGGATGTGGCATGGGCCCTCCCTACCGCCGGTATCCTTGAGCTGAACTCCGAGGAGGGGGTGGACATCTACTGCCTTGTGGACACTGGCAATATCGAGGCGACCGACACGATCAATCTCCTCTGCCTGTACCAGATGATGTGATCCAGCGGAGTCGGGGGGGATGGGACTGCTCCTGGCTGGGCGAGGGAGGCCCTGGGAGGCTGGGCGGTCTCTCCCCCCCCCCGACGAAAGGCTGGGCATAATGATCGAACCGATGACCCTGCGAACGTCAACATTCGCACAGGAACGCGCAGGCTGGCGCTATCGAGGCATCGTCGGCCGAGGAGTCGCCCCGAAGGAGACGGGGGAATTTGAAGGACAACAACACTGCTCGAATGGACGAGGGTGGAGGGGCAGGATGTGATGGCGATAAACGACGTCGGAATGTATCTCCACTGTGAGGTCGATCACTGGGCATCCCTGCACTCCGAGATCATGGTCAAGGAGCGGGACATTCGTAATTTAAGGATACTGCCTGGCAAGGCACGCACTCACTCCTGGCGGCCGGCGCAGGGGGTCCAGACGGTATGGCCCATCGAGAACACGGGTGGGCTGTCTGGCCTCTTTGGCGTGAAGGTCGGTCTACTGCTCGGATATGAGTCTATCGTTCTGGCTGGATGCCCGATGGACGCCAGCGGGAAATTCTTCGAGGCCGCCGGCGTCGGTGGCGGGCACGGCGATAAGGGAGGGCTCGATGCCTGGCGAGACGCCATCGCAGGGAACGCCGAGATTCGCAATCGGGTCCGTCCGCTCTCTGGATGGATGACCGGCCATCTCGCGCCGTGGGACAGAAGAATGGAGCGATTGGACCGTGACTAACGAAGGGGATAGATAGATGGCGGCATCCGAAGCGGAAATCTGCTCGGCGGCACTGAACCTGTTGGGAGATGATTCCATCGCCTCCCTGACGGAGACAAGCGACCGGGCCAAGCTCTGCAATCGCCTCAGGCCCTTGGCGAACTTGCCTCGGCGCCCATCCATGGCTGGGCAAAAGCCTTCCAGCTCCCAAGCGACCCCCACTGCCTGAGAGCCCTCTCCATCAACGAGGACCCGGGAAACCGCGACCCTGGGGATGCCTTCTCTGTGGAGGGACGGGAGCTCCTCACCGACGCCGGCACGGTCAACCTCAGATACATCCGGCGCATCACAGACCCGACCGAGTTCGACGGACTCCTCTATGAGGCGCTGATCGCGCGCCTCGTGTGGCGCCTGGCCTACCCGGTCACAAGGTCCAGAGCCGTGGCCTCCGATGCGTTCGGGCAGTACGGAGAGATACTCCGCGAGGCCAGAGCCTTCGACGGGGCCGAGGGAACTCCAGACCCACTCGTCAGCGATGATCTGATCTCTGTAAGGTAGAGCACCGGGATGGCAAAACAAAAAATCATACAGAACAGCTTCAACGCGGGCGAGGTGAGTCCCATCTTCGAGGGGAGGGGGGACTTCGTAAAGTATAAGAACGCCCTGGCGACCCTTGAGAATTTCATCCCCCTGGTCACTGGCGGGGTCAAGAGAAGGGCTGGGAGCCGATGGGTGGCACAGGTTCTCGACTCATCGAAGGCGACGAGGCTCATCCCATTCGAGTTCAACGATGAGCAAGCCTACATCATCGAATTTGGCAATACCTACATTCGGTTCTACAGAGAGGGCGGGCGCATCGAGGCCGCCGCAAAGACAATCACCGGGGCGGCGAACAACGGAGCGGGGCTCGTGCGAATCACGGCTTCCTCGCATGGATATTCCACGAATGACTATGTAGACATCGCCGGTGTCGTCGGGACCACCGAGGCTAACGGCGACTGGAAGATCACGGTTATCAGCTCCTCGACGTTCGATCTGGTTGGCTCCACATTTGCAACCGCATACGGCTCCGCCGGAACGGCGAGAGAGATCATCCAGGTCACAACCCCCTGGCTGGAGGCGGAGCTGTTCGATCTCCAATTCACGCAGTCCGCCGACGTGATGTGGGTGGTCCACAGGAACCACAAGCCTCGGAAGATCACTCGCTCATCGCACACAGCCTGGACCCTCGCGAACTACGCGCCCACGTCCGATCCGTGGACGTCAAGCAACAATTATCCGGGGGCCATCGGATTCTATGAGCAGAGGATCGTCCTAGCCTCCACGAACACCGATCCACAAACCCTATGGTTCTCCGTGTCCGGCAATTTCGATAGCCACGCCCTGGGGTCCGCCGCCGCTGACGATGCGATCAAGGTCACCGTGGCCTCCGGCCAGGTAAACGTAATCCAATGGCTTGCCAAGAGCAGGGAGCTGGCGGTCGGGACCATCGGCGGTGAGCTGGAGATGTCTGGTGGTGGGTCCAGCGATCCG